TTTAATGATAAGTATTAACTTGAGATCTACACCCAACACCTCGCGCGTGTCGAAGATGACGTACTGATACTTGCGATGCACTTCCAGCAAGTACGGATTGGTGTGGCTCTCTGTGAAAACTTCCTGAGCCACCCTGATCCCCATGTCGGCGAACTTGCGGCGGAACACGGCCAGCTCTTCAGCGGCGCAATGCATGCCCAAGTGCGAAACCATAGGCGGACGACCCTGCATCCAATTTGGTCCAGCTGTGTAATGCAGAATTTCAAGTTCCAACGGTTTGTTTTCTGGACGCGCATTTTGATAATTGAACGCCAGGTCAGCTTCATTTTTGCCGGGCTCATCGAAAACCTTGCCGCCTGCGATCACGTGATCATACACCCAATCATCCAACCCAAGCTCCTTGAGCATTTTGATGGCTAGCTGCGGGTTGGGTGGACACAAAGCAATTTGTTCGATAAAGAATTTCATGATCAAGCTCCGTACGGCAGGACGCAGCCGGTCAAGTACTTGTGACGCGACTTGGTTGAAAGGATGAAAGAAATAAATTCAGCGAGCTGGGCGGGGTCGGTCTCTTCGCCAGCCAACAAGGCGTTGGTTTGATATTGCGCTGCGAATTCTGGTGTCCAGCCGCGATGTTTGACAACCTGATCCTCGATGTCTTTGGACATTTCCGTGCCGAGCAACTTGTTAGGGCTGATCCCAAAAACCGTGATGCCGTGTTTCTTGGTCAATTCCCGCGCTAGTTGCAGCGTCATGATGTGCGCCGCGCCTTTGGAGGCGTTGTAAGCCAAGCTCGTGGTCATCGGCATGTGCGATGCATTGGAAATTATGTTGAGAACGGTGCCGCGCGACGTGATCAGCTCGGGCAGCGCCCATTGGGTCATTTTGAAGATGCCCTTTGCGTTGATGTCCATCACCTCGTCCCATTCGGATTCAGCGAGATTTTCAAGCCAGGCGGTCTTGTTGATGCCTGCACAATTGATCAAAACATCCAAACCCGATGGCGGCGGCCCAAGAGTTTCTTTGGGGTCACGAACATCGTGGCCGCGCTTGCGGTCGAATTCAAAAACATCCTGGCCATAGCGTCGCAAGGCTTGACAAATGTGTTTGCCTAATCCTGCTCCGGCACCAGTGACTAATATCTTGCTCATTGTTTATTTTCCTTTCTGATCAATGACTCTACCATGGCGGCATAAACCGCCAAATCGTGAATTGAATCTTCGTGCTGCAACTCGCTGTTGGCGAAGCGCGTAATCTTGACTACAATCAACTCAAACAAGTGCCAGATGTTGAATTGTTCCGCCGTTTCCAATTTCACACCGTTAGGAAACAGCGCCATCATAACGTCACCTACGAGCTTGTAGTTGTCGCCGTAAACCTTGTTGCGTTCACGGTAGGTGTCGGCCATCTCGGCCAAAATGTCTGCGGCTGTGTTCATGCGACCTCCCTTTTCGGCGGCGTGTATGCACACACATTGTGAATTTCAAGTCGATGTGCTGTTATTTTGTAAGAGCGATACATATCCACCACGTCTTGCCTATCATCGTACGCAGCCGCGATGTCTTCGAGCGCTATGTCATAATAAAATTCTGGCAAGTTAAGCACCATCGTGCGCTTCAATTCGATCGAATCGCGATGATCCTCGTTGCCACGCATGAAAAGCCGTTCGTAAGGTACGCCGCGCCGCGTCAGCCATTCGTGTGTGAGCGCCCGATAAAGCTCTGGGCGCGCAGTGAAGATAATTAGCCCACAATCAGCGTGCTCGTCGAAAATGCGGAGGTTGCCAATTTCATCAAAACCGCTCAACGAATGGTAATCATGATAGCGAGCTATTGGCGTCGGCTTGCTCCAATTGATTTTAGGAATGCGCCAGGCATCGTCAGCGATGCAATTGTCTAAATCAACGATAATGAACTTGGTCATTTTTGAATTGTCCTTTCTAAAATCCGGCGGCGGTTCACGTCGAGAGCGGCAGCGGTTGGCAACCAGTCTTGCCACCACTCCTGGCCGACGTTGACCGGCGGCGGATGATCGTAATGCGGCTTGTACCCTCGGCACAACATTTCCGCGCGCAACGCTTGGAACCGCGCTGCGCAATAAGCCAGCCGGGAATAAAAGAACTTGACGTGGCCAGTGCCCAATGTGTATTGAGCAGGCGCAACGACCTTGGTGCCGCGCCGGAAGGCTTCCGCCGCCAACTTGAACACACGCGGCAGCTCACGGTATTCAGCCAGTAGGTGCTGGCGCGAAAGCTCCTTCGGCGGCACACAATTGATGCGCGTCATGAATGGCTCTCCCAACGAACTTGGTCCACGCCTACCGGCACATACCGACCCGTGAAGCCGCGCAAGCTGAAAGCCAAGGTGTGTCCGCCGGAACGCAACCAGAGTTTGTGGCCAGAAAAAGGACCATCAATGCATAAGTATTTCATGACTCACTCTCCTTTGCGCATCTTGTCGACTATCTTCAGCAACCGACCCTTTTTAAGCAGGTCGCCGCCATACTCTTCCTCGGCAAACTGCTCGATTGCGGCGAAGTAATCACGTCCTTGTTGGAACATGAATTTTTCTACCCAAGGGTGAACCTTGAGAACTTCATCCACCATGGCGTTCATGACGGCTTGATATTCGCCTTGCGTGCGTCCGCCTGTGCGGCTCTTGGCCAGATCAACAAACGCGCGCAAGTTGAACTTAGCAACGATGTTGGTGGCGATGTTGGTGGGCAGGATGCCGCGTGCGTCTTCGGCGGGAAGACCCATCGCGACGAGTTGATTGTAAACAGAGCGTATGTTTTGGTTGATGATGTCGACCAAACCGCGCGCTTGTATGTTGGCGTGGACGCGCTCGCTCATGACGTAATCGTACTCACCCATGTTGAGCACGCGCATGGTTTGTTGCGCGTAAGAACCTTGGCGGGAGCGAACAAACTGATGGGTGAACGCGCGGCTCACACCTTCAATCATGAATACGTAGTCAACAAATTCCCAGCTGCTGGGGATCGTGTTGGCCATGTATTCTAATTCAGCGAGCTTTCTTTCCTCGGGCCAAGCGCGAATTTCGTTCATCAAGCCGGGACTCATGGTGAGCCTTGTGGACTTGGTGAAGATTAACAACTCCTTTGCTTCCGGAGTAAAACTTACCAGTGTTGCTTTCATTAGCCGTTTCCTTTCTGAGTTTAATTATCTTCTTCCGCTTTGAAATTTTAAGCAAGGGTCTCATTACCGAACAAATCTGACGCACGCGCGTTTCTGTCAAGTTGAAGGTTTCAGCCACGTCACGCACTGGACGCGCGTCTGATGCAATGGCCATGTCGCGTTGAAAACGCTGAATACGCCGTGTGATGTTGCGCACCGCGCAACTCATCTCGCGCGCATCCGCAAGTTGCGAGATGTAAACTTCAGCCGTCATGAAGCGGTGTTGCCGGGTGCACGCGCGATGCACCACGACGCAGTGTTTTTCAGGCAGAACCTTGCGATCAGTCACACGGCTGTCCGCTCCACAAAAAGAACACTTCATGTTGCTGCCTTGCGCGCGTCGTATGCGCTGTTGGTTTTCAACAAGCGCTTGATAGCAACGACGTCGTTGACAACGTCGTCTAACAAGATGTTGCGCCACGTTGCAAAGCGCCCAAGCGAATAGATGTTGTGATTGTGCGTCAACGTGAACAGCAACTGCTTGCGTACGGCATCATCAATCGAAGCAATCTTACCATACTTTTGATCAATGCTTTCCAAAAATTGATTTTCCTCTAGACGAATGCCGAATGCGCGACCAACTTCATATGTGTCGTCTTCCGTGAGCTCGCCGACGGATTCAACAATTAATTTGTCGCCCGTGATCGACGCGCGATAAACATTGAGCCAAGGCTCTGGGAAGTACGTTGTCTGAAACACATCGCAGTTGCTAATTTTCCAGCGCACAACACGTATCGATGCGCGCGGAAATTCTACCGGCGCGGCGATGTTCAGCGCTTTCAAAACCACAGTCAGCGGTGCGGTGGAAATGATTGGTGATTTGCTGTCAGCGAAATCAACAGGCGAATCCCAACGCACACGGTTGCCCACGGCATCAATCAGCTGTTCATAAAGATTGTCCGGCGCAATGAACCGCTCAACGGGATCAATTTCCCAAATGGAACGGTCGCCGCGCAGTCGACCTTGCAAAACCTTTTGGGCATAATTGTTGGCCCACAAGATTGAAGGTGCTTGAAAAGCGCCATCAGCCCAAATGCCTTTGTGAACGCGAACCTTGCGGAATTCAATGCCCACAAGGTGGCTCACAGCGTCGGTGCGGAACCGCAACAATGCCTTGTGCCCGGCGCGCGGCGCGGCTGAAGCTTCGAACACCGGAGCTTGTGGCCACGCATGCGCAGCCACAAGTCCCGCCAATCCAGCCCCAACGATTGTTGGCGAATTGCTCATTTTTCTTCAATCGTAACGAGATGATGCTTTTCGATCAGCTTTTGCAAGTGACCGCGAATGGGTTGCTTGAATTGCTCTTGCAGCTCTTTGGCTGTGCAGGTGTGGTTTTCACACTGCTGAATGAACAGCAAGATCTGATTGCGCAGGGAGCCTGTCTGCGGCTTGGATTCACCTGTGAACGTGGCCATCACGCGCTGGACGACAACGCGCTTCCGCGCTTCGCTGCTTTCAGAACGCGGCTCGATGGGTTTTTGATTAGAAATTTCTTCGTGCAATTTGTGACTCATCGTACCCTCTTGAAATGGATTTATTTTTGAAAGCAGCATGTCAACTTGCACCTCCGCTGCCGCGCGCGACTTGAACCCTTTGAAACCGGCATCGTTGCTGAGTTGACCGTATGTGTGATTGAGATCTTCAATTTGAGCTCCGCGCACAGCGGAACGATCACGAATGATTGTGGGCATTTTGATTGTCCTTACCAGTCAGAAACTTCTTCGGCAAGCCGCCAAAGCTGCGAGTTGTAATCCAACGAGCGCGTGATGTCGTTCAACGGACGAGCGCGCGTCATGCGACCTGTGCGGCTCACGCCTTGAGCGCCGCCGCGCACGGTGTGTTCTTGGATGACGTTGAACGTGGCCCACAAATCGCCGCGATCATCTTCTTCGCGCAGCACCTCCAGGAGCGCGTCCGGAGAATACAGTTGCGCATTGCCCCAACGCAGCTGTGCTGCAAAAAGTGCAAACTGACGGCGTTGCGGCGTGGTCAACTGCGTCTTGGACCAACGCTCGATGACTTTGTACAGATCTGCAGACGACTGCGCAATCTCGCGCATGCGAGAAACCAGATCAGCAGCAGCGTCGCCGGTGTGACGAACAGCTTCTTGGTGAGTAGTGGTGCCGATGACCAAGCCGTTTTCGCAAGCAAAGCTGAATATGCCGGCCAACACTTTGGCGCGCGACGTGCCATCGTGGCTGTTGACGAACAAGATGCGCGGCACAGCGCCGTGCACAGGCTTCAATTCAGGATTGCGGAAGTCGATGACGTGCTTGGTGAATGCATTGTTGCGCTTGCGCGGCTTGGACGCGTGCGCCGTTTCAACGTGCCAGTTTTCTTCCGCAAAGCGGTCGATGATGGTTTTGGTGGAAACGAACTGATACCGGCTGGAAAGTTGCGGTGCGTGAGTGTCGGCGAGAGCGGCTAGTGGTAGAGTCATTGGAGTTGTCCTTTCTGAAGAGTTGAGATGGCCATTGTCGTTGATTTGACAAATGCCGGCAAATGCTTTTTTAACGGTTTACCAACTTGAACCTAAAGCCGCCGAATTCTGCGCTGCCAGAGGCTTTGAGTTCGCCACGGAACTTGATGTGCTGGCCCAGAGGCAGCGCCAACACCATGAAGGCTTGACGCACAGACTTGTGCTGGATCTCGCCTTTTGGCGTGACGACCACAACATTGTGACGCGCCGCGCGGCGCGCGGCTACGCTCTTGTCTTGCCAGGAAGCCGTGATGGCTGCGCCACGATTTGTCTTTTTGTTGGCGCGCAGCGGTTGGCGCGTGTTGTCGGGTGATATGAGCAGGGCAGCAACACGGCGCTCGGCGGTCTTGCGATCGGCGAACTTGGTGATGGGCTTGGCGGCGTGCTGGTTGTAGAATGTGACGAGCTCGGTGGTGGTGGCTGTTTTGAAGTTGATCATGGTGAAGTTCCTTTCTGAGTTAAGCTGTTATGATCCAAAGGCAGTAGAACAAAGCGAACATTAAGGCAAGAGCGATGGCGTCTTTTATGTATTCTTTCATTTTAGTCTCCTGGTTTTTGCGCAACGGCAGCGTGTAAACGGCGCTGGGTTTCGGCTTTGCGGTCTTCGGTGCAGTCGTAGCAAGAGATCACACGTCTGGTTTGCGAATCGTAACCCACGCGCGCACCTTGAGCGAAGGTGCGCGAGCAGCGACAAGTGCCGGCAAAGCGAGCGTTGATGATGATGCGGGTCATGCAGCACCTTTGGCGCGTGCGGCGATGGCGTAGCCGTCGAGAGCGGCGATGTAAGCGCGTCTGGCAACGATGCGAGCGACGTCGGCGCGAGCATGGGCATCACGAGCGACGTCACGAGCGACAGCTGCGGAGACGATGCTTATGTCGTTTGCGGGGTGTACGGTGTATGCGTCACAAGCAGCGACATAAGCAAGGCGAGCGTCTTCAGCGGAGGTTAAAACGGCGGTGTAAGCGGTGTAAGCGGCGTTAACTTGGATTGTGGTGGTCATGGTCAATTTCCTTTCTGGGTGAGGTTAGTCGCGACCGTACATGGCTTCGCCATTGGCCACGTGCAGTAAGTCTTCAAGTTCCTCGTCTGCTGCGTCGTCGTCTGCTGCGTCGTCGACGTCATCAGCGGAGGCCCTAGCGGCGGCGTAAGCGGCGGCGGCGGCTTTCATGCTGGTGGTGGCAGCGACGTAGGTAGCGTAAGCAACGGCGGCGGCAACAATGGTGCGGGCGTCTGTGCTAACGTCTGCTGCCGCGTCAAAAGCGGCGACATAAGCACTGTTGGCGTCTGAAGCAGACGCTGCTGCGTCGATGAAAGCGTTGTAAGCTTGGATTGTGGTGGTCATGGTCAATTTCCTTTCTGGGTTGGGTTGGTCAGACGGCGGCGATGGCGCGGGACGCTGCGAGGGCGACCGCCTTGGTCGCGCTGCGGGTTGACGGATGATGCAACATCGCATCTCCGCCATCAACCCACTCGTTTACAATTAACTCTCCGCAAGCACAGAGCTGGAGGTGGACGACCGACTCGCTGCCGTCGGCGTTATAGATTTCGATCTGATCGTCAACGCTGGGGCAGTCTGCCGGGATATATCGGCAGGTCATCCCATGCAACTTAAGTGCGCGGTTTAGGTTTGCGGTGATGCTAAAGCGAATGAACATAATCAATTTCCTTTCTGGGTTGATTAAAGAGAGACGATTTCGTAGATGTACTTGGCGCGTTTGGCTTTGCCGCGCGTCCAGTCGTGGTTGACGCCGTTGATGACGGCCAACACGTGTTCGCGCGTGCAAAACAAATAACTCTTGCCATCCTTCCAGACGGCGGGGAAGCGATCGGGATGGTGCGTGGTGACTGACTTGAGTGCGGTGGCGTGAGTGCCGGGATAACGCTCGATGAATTCAAACAAATTGCGCTTCACCGCTTTGAAGCCGAGCTCTTCGAAGGTGGCCCAAATTGTTGACCACGGCGTACCTCTGCCGTGCTTGCGACCCTTTTCCGCCATGATGGCGTGCACAACTTCGTAGCTGGTGTCTGTCAGAGCAGCAACAGCGCGCACAGCACAATCGCCACGCTCACCTTTCGATTGTGCAGCATTGATGTGAGCAGCGTAGATTTCCGACTTTCCAACTTTAGCAATTCGAGCCATGATGCATTTTCCTTTCTGAGTTCTGATCGAGTTGGTATTCTGTCGCAAAAACGGCTTGCCGGCAACATACTTTTAACAGATCGTATATGGCGTGGGTGAAAACAGCAAAATATCGTTATAAAACAACGCAGAAAGGAAAAAATGAGCGAATCTGTGGACTTTTTGGTCGACCTGGGCCGAGGCTTGGACGACGACGAACGGCTAATTTTGTGTGGGTTTCCTGGTGACCCGCACCAAGCAGGGCCAACGGCTTGGCGACCCCTACCGTGGCGGCCCGGCGAGCAGGTGCCCTTCACCGCCGACCAAAATGCATACGTCACGGTGGGCGCGTTCCGCCGCGCTCAGGATGGCACCTACCGCCGCCGCACCGAGACGTTCAGCGCTGGTTGCGCGCTCATGGTGGACGACGTGGGCACCAAGGTGGATCGAGCGTTCGTGGACGCCATGCAGCCAACCTGGAAGATCGAAACATCGCCAGGCAACGAGCAGTGGTGGTATTTCTTGCACGAGCCAGAGCGTGACATGGCGCGCTTTGATGGGCTCATCCGCGCATTCATCTCTGGCAAGTTGTTGGGCGCTGATCCTGGCATGAGTGGCGTGACGCGCGTCGGCAGGTTGCCCGGACACCTCAACGGCAAGAAAGCTTACGGCGGTTGGACAACGCGCACAGCGGAACACAACGGCTCGCGCTGGACGCCGCAAGAGCTGTTGGACGGCTTCCAGCTCAAGATCATGGGGCGCAGGGTCAATCGGGAAAAACTCCCGAGCGAAGAAGCGATTGAGCGCAATCGCATGTTCGCGACAATTCACAAGTGGCTTGACCAGCACAACATGCTCAAGAAGCACGAGCCAGATCTGAGCGGCTGGACAGAAATGAGCTGCCCATGGAAAGACGATCACGGCGGCGGTGTTGACAACGGCGCTGCCATCCGTGAACCTGCCGCCGAGAACGATTATTACGGTGCATTCCGCTGCCATCACGGCCATTGCGCTGCAAATGGTTGGGCCAACTTGACGGATTGGGTCAACGAACAATCGATCGAAGAATTAGAAAGAGCCGCCCAATGACAACAATCGAAGAGCGTACAGCGGCAAGAGAAGTTGCTTTGCAAGAAGCAGTCAACAACGCGCGGCGGTTGGCGCGACCTGATGACTACGTGTTCGACAAAGCGCAAGAAGCGTTTTGGGATTTGAGGGATGGCACTCAACATTCCGAAAAAGCAGTAGATGCCTCCATACCACTCGAGCTTTGGCGATTGGAAGTGCAAGAAGGTGGCGAAGAAGAGGTCGGGCGTCCTGCGCGGCGGCGGCGTGAACGGTTGATTCAGCCGAGCCGCGACATCATGCGCGTGGAAAACGATCAGTTTGTGGAAGGCAGCACTTGGTGGCCTGGTGAACCGCAAATCATCCGCGACGTGTTTATTGATTCCAATGGATGGCGCAATGCAATAGGGCGGAGAATTTACAACAAGTACATGCCGCCACCCAAGCTCAATGGCGACGCCGCACAAGCGTTTGTTTGGGTCAACCACATCAAGAAGCTCTGGCCAGACGTGCAGGAGCACTCTTACTTTTTCGACTTCTGTGCGTTCATGGTGCAACACCCAGAGATAAAATGCAATGCAGCCGTGGTGCTGAGCGGCACACAAGGCATCGGTAAAGACGCGGCATTGATGCCGGTCAGAGCGGCGGTGGGTACTTGGAATGCCAAGAACATAGATCCCGACGAGCTGTTCAGCCCCTACAAGCCGTGGCTGGAGACGTTGATGCTCGTGATTGATGAAGTGCGGCCCAACAAGGATGAATTTCATGCCAGCTCGGCTTACAACATCTTGAAGCCGATGATCGTTGCGCCGCCAGACACGTTGCCGCTCAATGATAAGTACGCAAAGCTGCGGCACATCATCAATCGGTTGCGCGTGTTCATCACTACGAATGATTGGTTGAGCATGTATATCCCGCCAGAAGATCGGCGCATGTTCATAATGCATTCGCACCTCGCGCAAAAATGGCATGAGGTGGAGGGCAACCCCGGCTACTTCACGGACCTGTTCAATTGGTTCGAGAGCGGCGGCGTGGGCCACGTGGCAGCTTGGCTGGGGGCGCGGGACTTGGCAGCGTTCGATCCCAAGGCGCAAGTCGCCAGGACCGCTGGTTGGGGAGCGGTTGCGGCGAGCTGGGGCGAGCCGGAAGATGCCGTGGCTTGGGTTATTGATCATCTTGGCAAACCTGCGGTTGTGCTGGGGCAAGAACTAATCATCCCACAATTCGATAACCATGAAGAGGTCGCAAACATGCTGAAGTCGCCGCGCAAGATTGCGCACCGCATGAATCGCGCTGGGTACGTGAACGTGCCAGCGCCAGGCGGCGCTGATCGGTGGGTGTTCCGCAAAGACGGCAAGACACTGCGTGCACGTTACGCATTTGTGCGTGGGGAGCTGACGCGTGACATCAACGAGGCGACCGAGCTGGTCCGGGTCAGAGGGGAATGGCTCTTGGCGCAACAACAAGGTGATGACGCAAAAGTGGTGCCGCTGAATGCTAAAAAGTGATCTTGGGACTTCTTGGGATCGGAGCCGCGTCAGACTATGCCTCGGGCATCTCGGGATTTCCGTACCCGAGATTGAAGAAAATCCCAAAAATCCCAAGATAGTAATTGTTGGATAATAAAAGTTAAGTTTACTTAATTAGAGAGGAGAGAAGAATAGGAAATCTTGGGCATCTCGGAACTTGGGATCAAGTGTTGCCTAAACAGAAAGATTGCGGCTATAATCGCGAGTTGAAGCAGAATATTAAATGCTTTTTGGAGAAGAACAATGAACACCAAAAGGATGGGCGGCGGTCGTCCTCCCGGCTCTCCCAATCGCTTGACAAAAGAAGCGCGCGCGGCGATTGCGGACTTTGTCGATGACAACGCGCACCGTCTGCAAGATTGGTTGGACCGCGTTGCGGATGGCGTTGCTCGCTGCGATGCGAGCGGCACACAGCTGATCGATGACGACGGTAATCTCGAGTGGCTTGTTCCGCCGAATCCTGAAAAGGCGTTCAATCTTTTTCAAGGTGTGGTCGAGTATCACGTTCCCAAGCTGGCGCGCAGCGAGCTCACTGGCGCGAACGGCGGACCAATCAACGTTGCTTCTGTTGACATGAAAGGTCTGTCGGACGCCGAGCTCGATCAGATTCAATCATTGCTGGCGAAAGCTACGCAGTGATATGAACGCAATCGTTTCACAAGCAACACTGATCGAAGCTGTGAAGCGTGAGCGTGAGCGTCGCGTTGCCGGCTCATCGCTTTATGATTTTGTGCGGCAAGCATGGCCGATCGTTGAGCCGGGTGTGCCGTTCATTGCCAGCTGGCACATCGAAGCGATCTGTGAACACCTTGAAGCGATCACCTCTGGCGAGATTCGCAAGCTGTTGATCAACATCCCACCAAGACACTCCAAGTCGACCATTGTGAGTGTTATGTTTCCGATTTGGGAGTGGCTGGCGCGACCACAGGAGAAGTACCTCTGTGCATCTTACAGCGGCGTGCTTTCAATCCGCGACAATTTGAAGGCGCGGCGGCTCGTGCAGAGCCCTTGGTACCAGGAGCGTTGGGGTCACTTGTTCTCTCTCTCTGGTGATCAGAATGCCAAGCAGCGCTTTGAAAACGACAAGACCGGCTACCGGCTCGCAACGTCTGTGGGCGGTACGGCAACTGGCGAAGGCGGCTCGCGGCTCATCCTCGACGATCCGCACAGCGCGCAAGAGGCTCAATCTGACGTGATGCGCGGAAGTGCGTTGGAGTGGTTTGATGTCGTTTGGTCAACACGATTGAATGATCCCAAGCGCGACGCGATGATCACCATCATGCAGCGCTTGCATGAAGCCGACATCAGCGGTCACATCCTTGAGGACATTGGCGGTTGGGAGCACCTTTGCATACCGGCAGAGTGGGATGGTGTGCGTCGCAAGACGGGCTTGGGTTCATACGATCCGCGCGCAATCAAAGGTCAGTTGATCTGCCCAGAGCGATTCGGCGAAAAGGAAGTCACAGAGCTCAAGCAATTGCTGGGTGTGTATGGCGCTGCTGGTCAGCTGCAGCAAGATCCCAAGCCAGCCGAGGGCGGCATCCTCAAGACCAAGCACGTGAAGCTGTGGCCAGCGATCAAGGCGCTACCTCAGTTTGAATACATCATGCAGAGCTATGACTGCGCATTCACCGAGAAAACCAGCGGCGATCCAACAGCTTGCAGCGTTTATGCCGTGTTCACGCACGAAGGTCGGCGCAACGTGCTGCTGATTGATGCATGGGATGAGCACTTGACGTACCCAGAGCTGCGTGCGCGCGCGATCAAAGATTGGCAGACCGAGTATGGCGGCCCCAGCAAGAAGGATGCATTCAACCGCGCGCGCCGACCTGACCGCGTGTTGGTTGAAGCAAAAGCCAGCGGACAGTCGCTGTTGCAGGATCTGCGTCTTGCGCGCGTTCCTGCAGTGGGCTACAATCCCGGCAACGCCGACAAGGTCTCGCGAGCACACCAAGCTGCGCCAACACTTGAGCTCGGATTCGTTTGGGTGCCGGAGAGCGGCAAGAATCTCGGCCAACCCGTGACTTGGGCATTGCCATTTTTAAAACAACTCGACAAATTTCCTGTTGCCGAACACGACGATTACGTGGACACTTTCACCCAAGCGATCATTTTCCTTAAAAACGAAGGCTGGTTCGAATTGCCCAAGGCAAAAGATCCAGATGAACCGCAAGTCAAGCCGCGTCAAAGAGTGAACCCTTATGCAAGCTAAGAAACCGATCTGGGACAAAGCTCGTCCGAAGTCTCTTGACGAACCCAAGAAGCTGAGTTCAAAGGCTAAGTCCTCAGCCAAAACGACCGCCAAGGCAGCAGGACGACCATACCCCAACCTCGTTGACAACATGCGCGCCGCGCGCAAGAAGTAGCACCATGGCCGACAAAGACTCATTGAAGTGCAACACGCCGCAACGCACGCCGAGCCACCCAAAGTCTTCGCATGTCGTCAAGGCTTGCACCGATGGCAAGGAGAAGCTTGTGCGCTTCGGTCAACAAGGTGTCAGTGGTTCACCGAAGAAAGAAGGTGAATCTGAATCTTACCGCAAGCGCCGCAAGTCATTCAAGTCTCGCCACGCCAAGAACATCGCCAAGGGTCCAAGCAGCGCGGCTTACTGGGCCAACAAGGTAAAGTGGGCTGAAGGTGGCGTGGTGGACGCAGCTCCTCGCGTTCCGGGCGGGAGCGAGGACAAAAGCGAAGAAGCTAAAGCCTGGTTGCTTTCAAGACTCGCAGCTTCCGCCAAAGAGGCTTTCGGCGAGCGACCAGTCGGCTTGTCGCCAGAGCTGAAGCAGCAACTTGAAACGCCAGGGCTTGTTGGCATGCTTAACAAGTACGTGGTCAGCCCGTCCGTGGCGGCGGGTGATGCAGCGTTGCGCGCCGTGCCAGCGATGTTTGCTGGCGCAGGCACAGCGGCAGGCGCGGCATACGACGAGCTCGCACCCAAGCTCCCGGACGTCGTGCGGCGCAACCTGGGCACCGGCGATCAACTGGCACGAGATGTTGCAGCGTTGCCCGATGTGCTCATACCTGAGCTCCGTGTCTTTGCGCCTGCTGCCGCCAGCTATGGCGCAACCAAGGTCGCCGACGACATCGCCGCCGCTTCTGCTCGCCGCGCCATCAACCGCGCAGCATCGCAGGTGCCAGACGATTCGGCTTATGATGCGTTGCGCCAGCGCTATGACGATGCAGGTTTCATTCAGCGTGCCGTGAAGGACAAGGGTGGGAATTGGTTCAAAGGTTCAATTGAGAATGCTGTTGCGCGGTTAAAAACGCCGACCACTGTGGGTGAAACGCCAGCGCAACGCATTCCTCGCCACGAAGCTCTTTTGCAGGATCCGACCTTGTCCCCAGGATCCAGGCCTACAGTTGAGCGCCTTCTCGCCGAGACGCGGCGCGAGGCGGCTGTCGATCGTTGGGTCGACACAAAGCTCACCAAATACATTCGCAACGAAATGGCCACGCCCGAAGATCCCGTGCGCGCGCTCGCTGAAAAAGGCGTGTTGCATTATGATCCGTCGCCAGACCAAAACATGGTTCACGGCATAGCCAGGCGTTTCCGTAAAGAAGTTGGCAAACCCGAAGAAGGCCTGGGCGAATCAGATCTTGCTCGCCGTTGGGAGGACTGGTCAGATTATGGAACAGAACCTTTCACGACGGGAATAGGTTTCCCAGTACGCAGTTCAACCCTCGCAGACAATCCTTGGTTGGAAAACCTTCCGCCAGGGACCAATGTTTATCATATACCAGATGTCAAAGATTTAGGTTTCGAACATCTTGTCGACGAGCTCAGGAACGCCGTCGACCCCACCAGCACCTTGCCTGCGCACCTGCGGCTTACCCCCGAAAAGCTCGACAACGTAACGACGCCGCAAGCTGTTGTGCTCGTCAACAAGATCAACAAGTACCGCGCCGCTGAAGCCGCCAAAGCAGAGCGCGCAGGCATGATGGAAAACCTTGCTGCTGCGCCGCGCTTGAAGGATGATGCGCTGCAACTGTCGTTCGTCGAAAAGCCCGGCGGCACTTGGATCGACGTTGCTGACACAACGAGCGAAAAAGGGGTGAAGGCTTGCACGTCCATCGGCAAGGCTGGTGGTTGGTGCACACAAGCGCCTTCTGCTGCAAGGGATTATGGGTCAGGCGACAGCCGCCTTACAACGCTGCTAGACGCAGACGGTCGCCCGCACGTGCAAGTGCAAATTCATGAAATTGATGTGCCTGATTTTAGCTCTCGTGATTACAAAAAAACACTTTCTGGCCAAACCCTGGCGCGGTACAGAGAACACGTCATGCAATGGCGGCGACGCAACCCGGATGTTGACGACGAATTGACTGACGGCCAAGTCCTTCAAGCCTTGAAGGAAGCTGGCGAAAAGGGTTTTGGGCCGGACATCCAACAGATCAAACCACCCGGCAACAGCTTCGAAAGCGCCCAAGCACAAACATACGCCAAACGTGATCCGCAATACAGGATCAAAGTCACCGACTCGGTGGTCAACTTCCTCAACAAAGGTGATTGGCACCACGTCAAGGACCTAGATCAATACAACATTGTTGATTTGAAAAATCCGCGCTCAATAAGGCATTATATAGACGACATTTATGAAAATGCAGACGACCAAGACATCGCTCGTTTTGAGCTGACTGAAGCGCTCGACAAGGCATCTCCTGAAACGCCACGCTTCATGACGCGTGGGCAGTTCCTGAAGTTCCTCGACCTGGATCAACTGCAGGAGGGTGATTTCGCCCAGGGCGGCTTGGTGACTTACGATCCGCACGCCATCAATCAACTCGCCAAACAAATCACGCAAGGCTTCGCTCAAGGTGGCTTGGTGACCTATGACCTCGGTGCGATCACGGCGCTCGCCAACAAATTCAAAGAGGATTTCCATGTCTGAACCTGACGCACAACCAGAAGGCGACCTGATAGAGCTGGAAGAGGAAGCCTCTGATGTTGAGGATACGGAAGATGGCGGCGCTTTGATTAAGCTGGATAACGAAAACGACGCCGAGCAACACCTGGCGCACTTCGCCAACATCGTTGACGAGGTTGATCCTGGCATGCTCAATGAGGCTGTTCAGGAACTACTCGAAAAGATTGACAAGGACAAAGAAGCTCGCGAAAAGCGCGACAAGCAATATGAAGAAGGCTTGCGTCGCACAGGGCTCGGCGACGATGCGCCCGGCGGCGCGCAGTTCAGCGGCGCGAACAAGGTCGTGCACCCGATGTTGGTTGAAGCTTGCGTGGACTTCAGCGCGCGGTTCATGAAGGAGATTTTCCCTCCCACAGGCCCTGTTAAGTCCAAAATCTACGGCACCCAGGAAAAAGAAAAGGTCGACCGCGCGCGCCGCAAGACCGAGTTCATGAACTGGCAGGCCACCGAACAAATGTCTGAGTTCCGTTCTGAGCTTGAACAGCTCAGCACACAGCTGCCGTTGGGCGGCGGTCAATATCTTAAGCTGATGTGGAATGCGCAGTGGAAGCGTCCCTGCAGCGAGTTCATTGCGATCGATGATATTTACTTGCCGTTCGCCGCCACCAATTTCTATTCCGCTGAACGCAAGACCCACGTGCAATACGTCACGAAGATGGAATTCAACCGGCGCGTGAAGTCGGGGATGTACCGGGAGGTGGACGTTGGTCAACCTGGCGAGCTCGAGTTCAGCAAAGCCTCCCGAGCCAACGACAAGATCGAAGGTCGCAAAGACGTCGCCTACAACGAAGATGGTTTGCGCGCCGTGTTCGAGATCTACACGCACCTCGATTTTGATGATGGCGTAGAACCTTACATCCTCTCAATCGACAAGAGCTCCGGCAAAGCGTTGAGCTTGTATCGCAACTGGGAGCCTAAAGACGCGCAGCGCAAAGAGCTGGAGTGGATTGTTGAGTTTCCGTTTGTGCCCTGGCGCGGCGCATATCCCATCGGCCTGACGCACATGATCGGCGGGTTGAGCGGCGCGGCCACGGGCGCATTGCGCGCATTGTTGGATTCAGCGCACATCCAAAACATCCCGACGCTGTTGAAGCTCAAGGGTGGGCCCAACGGTCAGACGCTCAACTTGCAACCCACCGAGGTGGCGGAAATCGAAGGTGGCGCGCTCGTCGATGACATCCGCAAGCTCGTCATGCCCATGCCGTTCAATCAGCCTAGCGCAGTTTTGTTCCAGCTGTTGGGCTTTTTGGTTGATGCGGGCAAAGGTGTTGTCCAGACTTCTTTCGAAAAGCTCTCCGACCAGAGCGTAAACCAGCCTGTCGGCACGACCTTGGCGCTCATCGAGCAGGGCATGGTGGTTTTCAGCTCGATCCACTCGCGGCTGCACAACTCCATGGCGCGTGCGTTCAAGATCTTGCACCGCATCAACAGCGCTTACCTCACCGATGAGCTGATTGAAGGTTACGATGCTGGCGTAGACATCAAGCCCGAAGACTTTGATGGTCCTTTGGATGTGTCGCCGGTCTCTGATCCGGCCATTTTCTCAGAAGCGCAGCGCTTTGCTAAAATTCAAGCGCTCATGCAGCGTGCGGCGATGGTGCCGAACATGTATGATCAACGCAAAATTGAGGAAATGTTCCTCGAAACGCTGAAAGTTCCTCAAAAAGATGTGCTAACGTCTGAACCGGGCAAGGACGACGTCGATCCCGTCTCAGAAAACGTGGCTGCAACCATGGGCAGGCCTGTTTACGTGTTGCCGAAACAAGATCACATGGCTCACATCCAAACGCACGTAGCGTTTTTGAAGTCGCCGCTGTTCGGCATGAACCCGGCGATCACAAAAACGTACCTTTACCCCATCGCGTTGCATTTGCGTGATCATCTTTTGAATTACTACCTCACCGAAGCGCACGAAGCCGTGCAAAAAGCTGAAAATCAACAGCTTATTGGCGATGAAGCGCGTGAACAGGTCAAAGTCATCTTGAAAGTTCAGCAGTTCATCGAGCAACAGCTTGGCGGCTTTGCTGACGAGCTTGCGCAACTGACTCAAGCCGCAGAGCAGTTCAAGCCGCAGCCGCCGATGCCGCCCGACAACACCATGCAAGTGGCTCAACTTGGCGCACAAGTCCAACAAGCCGCCATCCAGCAACGCGCTCAGAGCGATCAGGCGCGTCTCGCGCAACAAGCCCAGACCGAAGGCCAAAAGCTGTCCGAAAATCAAGTCGAGCGCGACGAACGCTTGCGTCAAGAGCAGCTGCGGCAGATGTCGGAAAACGAACGCACCGCCGCAGAGATTGCTGCGCGCGAGCGTATGAATACAGCTGACAACGACACCGCAATGCGCCTCGCTACCGCAGAAATCGTCACCGGCGAGAAATTTTCAGTTTCCACTGGCGGCGGAATAAACCCAGGAACCCGTTAACAACAAGGAGCTATACTATGAGCGACAAACCCAAGGCCAGCACGGTCGAACTGAAAAATGATTCGCTGGTCAAACAGCACACTCGCATGGCAGCTGGCGAAAAGATCAACGGTCAAAAGCTTCCCGCGCCGTCTAAGATGCCTAAGACCCCGGCGTGACCGTAGATAAGCTTTTTAATCGCCTCAAAGCCGACCAGCAGTCGTTCGCGCTGGACGCTTTGCGGCGACCTCAAGCTCGCGATGCTTTTGAATATGGGTATCGTGTTGGTATGGTCGCGGGTTATGAAACCGCGATCAATTTAATCTTGCAACTTCTAAAAGAGGAGGAAGAGAGTGGCTCAAACTTATGAGGACGCAATCGCGGAGGCTTTCCCGGCAGTAGCTGCCGGAATTCAGCCTTTCGGTAGCCGCGTTCTGGTTCAAATCCGTACACCCAAGCGTAAAACTGCAGGCGGCATAATTCTTGACACTGGGACGCGTGACACAGAAAAGTGGAACACCCAGGTCGCGAAAGTCATATCGCACGGTCCTGTTGCTTACCGCAATCGCAACAATCTTGAGCCTTGGCCAGAAGGCTCTTGGGCGCATCCGGGCGAGTTTGTCCGCGTGCCGAAATATGGCGGCGATCGTTGGGAGGTTGCTATCAACAACAATGATGCTGCGTTGTTCGTGATTTTCAACGATCTAGACATCATCGGCAAAGTGCAAGGCGATCCGTTAGCGATACGCGCATTCATCTGAAAGGAGATGATCCATGGCTGAATTAATCAAAGAAGACGACGACGACAAAAAAGAAGAAATTGTAATCATCGAGGACGAAAAGAAGGTCGACCCAACCGAAGCGACCGGCGTCGAGGACGACAGTAAAGCTCAGACCGAAAACGACGACGAGGTTGACGACGAAGACGAAAAGGAACGCGAAGCAATTCGTGAGCGTCGTCGCGCAGAAAAACAAGAACGCAAACATCGTCGCGAAGATGCAATGAAGCGCGACAAGACTGAGCTTGATTTTCTGCGCAGTCGCAACGATGATTTAGAGCGTCGTCTTTCAACTCAAGAGCAGCGCGCTCATCAGTCTGATTTGAACGGATTCGACGCTCAAATCCGCAGTGCCAATCAAGAAGTGGCGATGGCCGAGAAGGTCATCGCCAAAGCCGTTGAAGCAGGCAATGGCGAGGACGTAACGCAAGCCATGCGTTATCGCGACCAATCCATGCAGCGCGCGCAACAGTTGGCTTGGCAAAAACAACAAGCTGCTCAGCAAAAGCCGCAGCAGAATCAAATTGATGACATAACCATGTCACACGCCAAAGAGTTTCTTGAAGAAAACTCTTGGTATGATTCTCAAGGTCGCGACGAAGAAAGCGCAATCGTGCTTGCTGTCGACCAGGCGATGGCCAAGGAAGGCTTCGATCCGCGCACCGAAGATTATTGGATCGAATTGCGTCGCCGTGCAGCCAAGCGGTTGCCCGATCGATTTGAAAGGAACACGACGCAGAAGCGCGAAGCGCGCGGCGGTCCTGCGGTTGGTTCTGGTCGTGAGCACGCCCCGGCAAGCACACGCAGAGAGATTTACCTCTCTCCAGACCGGAAAGAAGCCTTGGTCGACGCGGGTGTTTGGGATGATCCTATTTTGCGCATGAAATACGTGAAGCGTTACGCAGAATATGACCGCCAGAATAAAAAGTGATCTAAACACTTGCTTTTTAATTTTTTTTGTTTCTATAATTGAACATATCGCTGAAGGGAGCGAGTGATGACCGACGAACGCTTGAAGAAATCCGCTGGAGAAAATCGCAACAGCCGCGCGATGACAGATCGTGCTGTAACCGAAAACCGCGAGATCACCGAGAATGAGCGGGTTGAAATGTTCCGTCAACAGTTTTTTCAGTCCTCTTTACCGGACTTGCCTAAGATTCCCGGCTGGCACATGTGCTGGCTGACCACCACCAACCCGCGCGATTCCGTTCAAATGCGGATTCGCCTTGGGTACGAACCTGTGAAGCCGGAAGACGTTCCCGGCTGGGAGTATGCCACGCTGAAGACAGGCGATTGGCAAGGGTTCATCGGCGTGAATGAGATGCTTGCGTTTAAGTTGCCGATTTCATTGTACGAGAAGTTTATGAAAGAGGCACACCACGACGCTCCGCTGCGTGAAGAAGAGAAACTCACCGATACAGCTGAATTTCTCGAACAACAAGCGCGCGCATCTAAATCAAAGCTGCATGTGGGCGAAGGCAATATGGAAATAGGACAACAGCGAGAGGCGAGGTTCGACCTCTCCTGATGACGAACCCATTAACCCATTAGGAGCAATCAATGTCTTCGACTAGTGCACCTTTTGGCTTTCGTCCATCTTTCCACAACAGCGGTCAGATGCGTCCGAAAGCCTACACTATCGCGTCGACGTATGCAGCCAACATTTTCTCGGGCGACCCGGTTAAATTGACTGACAACGGCGTGATTCAACTTGGTACTTCTGACGGCACCCGTGGTGGTACTGTCGGTGGTATTTCGCTGCTCGGCATCTTTGCGGGTTGCCAGTATCTTGATAGCTCAGGCAAACCGAACATCAGCCCATTCTGGCCAACGGGCATCACCGGCACGGAAATTACCGCGTGGGTGTACGATGACCCGGAAACGCTGTTCGATGTCCAGTACGACAATCCGGGTACACCCGGCACCGACTCGGTTCAGTCCGCTGTCGGCGAAGAATGCGACTGGGCTGTTGCATCCCCAGGCGGCTCTACCCAGACTGGTCTCAGCACCACGCTCTTGACTGTGATCCAGTCCACATCTGGTCAGTTCCAGATCACGGGTTTTGCCTACAACATCAACGATTCTTTGACCGACGCCTATGTGCAAGTGACTGTTCGTATCAACGAACACCACTACAAGGCAGCGGTTAATTCAGTCTGAGAAGGGATGTAAATCATGGCTACCCCAATGAGAAGTACCGACTTTAGGTCGGTAGTTGAGCCCATTCTTAACGAAGTGTTCGATGGTGTTTACGAACAGCGCGCTGATGAATGGGGCATGGTGTTCCGCGAACAAAAAGGCATTCCGCGCAACTACCATGAAGAGCCTGTGCTTTACGGCTTTGGTGCTGCTCCGGAGCTTCCTGATGGCATGGCTGTTTCGTACCAGTCGGGCGGCGTGCTGTTCTTGCAGCGTTACCTCTACAAAGTCTATGGTCTGGCGTTCAGCTTGACCAAGGTCTTGGTTGAGGACGGCGATCACATTCGCATCGGTCAAACCTACGCCAAACACTTGGCGCAGTCGCTGATCGAAACGAAAGAGACGCTGGGTGCTAACATCCTGAACCGCGCGTTCAACTCCGCTTACACTGGCGGCGACGGCGTGGCGCTGGTTTCGACTTCTCACCCGATTGTTAACGGTGTGTTCTCGAACCAGCTTTCGACTGCGGCTGCACTTTCGCAGACTTCTTTGGAGCAATTGCTGATTCAGGTCCGCAACGCTGTTGACAACAACGGCAAGCGTATCCGTCTCACACCGAAGAAGATTGTGGCTGGTCCGTCCAATGTCTTCCAGGCTGAAGTCCTGCTCAAGTCTGTGCTGCGTACCGGCACAGCTGACAACGACATCAACCCGGTCAAGTCAATGGGCTTGCTTGCTGACGGTCAAGCTAACCTTTCTCGCATAACTTCTACCACGGCGTGGTGGATTCAGACTGACGCTCCAGAAGGTCTGAAACTCCTCATGCGTCGCGGCTTGGAAAAGAGCATGGAAGGTGACTTCGAAACCGACTCCATGCGTTACAAAGCCACCGAGCGTTACGTGTTCGGCTGGACCGATCCGCGCGGCGTCTTCGGCACCGCCGGAGTTTAAAGCAACCAAACCCTCCACCGGGAAACTGGTGGAGGGTATTTTTCCGGGACATCCCGGCGCATCTGACAGTCCCGGCTGACGACATGCAGACGGATGTGCCTGACTCGCATGTGAGGATATTACAATGGGTACCACTACGTTTTCTGGACCAGTCGTTTCTAACGCAGGGTTCACTTCTGACGACACGTTGACTGCCTCAGATCTGTCAACAGGCGCTTACAACCTGACTAACTTTACTGTTCGTCCCGCTGCGAATTGGTCCGGCACCGTTGCTGCTTTGGTTGGTGCTGCAAATAGTCGCACCGCAGGTGTTACTGGTGGCAACATCTTTGGATGTTATGCCCAAACTTCTACAAAAAACGCAACCAACACGATTTCCGGATTAAACACCGCTGTGTATGGCGTGGTGGATGTGGGTTCAAGCACCAACATAGGAACTTGTTTTGGTGCCACTTTTGACTTCACTTCTTTTTCAGGCGCTAGAGCTTCTCGTCCGACTGCGTTTATCGGTTTTGGTGATGAGGCTCAAAACAGCCTTGGCGTGTTGAATTTGTTTGCTGTCGGCACTCCAAGCAAAAATGTCAGTTCTGGTGCAAGCGGTAACGTACTTTATTGCACAGCGGTTCCCGGCGCAATAACGGATTCAATTCGTATTACGGTTAATGGAAATATTCGTTACATTAACTTATCGACCGCACAAGTATGATTGAGCAAGACTTTAAAGAACGCTTGGAGGCTTTAGAAGGCCAGCGACGGCAGATGGAAGCAAATTTAAATGCTGTCACTGGTGCTATTCAAGAGTGTAATTTTTGGTTAAGCAAAATGAACACTCCAGAACTAAAGCAACAAGGTGATCCCGAAAATTGATAAGGTGTGATCTTGGTTTAATAAGAGGAAATCGACATGGCTGATGCAGTTACTTCTCAAACATTGCTTGATGGTGAACGTCTAGTTGTACAGCTATTCACGAACATCTCAGACGGAACCGGCGAATCTGGCGTTGTCAAGGTTGATGTTTCAGCTTTAAGTCCCAACGCTTCCGGCAACGCTTGTAATGGCGTGAAACTCAATCGCGTTTGGGGATCTTGTCACGGCATGAATATCAGAATGCTCTGGGGCGCTTCATCCAGTGTTTTCTTTTACATGATTCCGCAGAATACATTTTACTTACTGGATTTTTCTTCAATAGGTGGTTTGCAAAATAACGCGGGTGCGGGAAAAACAGGCGACATACTTTTCACCACACACGATCAGTCTTCAGGCGACAGTTACACCATCGTCTTAGAGTGCATAAAAACTTACGCTGCAAGTTAAGTTTCAAAAGATTCAAGCTTGGGATTGCAAATAGGAGCTGGTGATGCCTGTTAAATATGTAAAAGATTTCGAATTCCCTTCAAGCGCAGGCTTCCAGGTCCAGGGAACTATGAAGCGCCCCCAGGTCTCCGTGAGCAAATCGGTCGGCGGTGGGGATGCGCGTTTAGAGCTGTCTGCCGGCAAAGACAATGCCAGGGCATCGTTTTCTAAGAAATTCGCCAAAGGTGGCGTGCACGAAGACGTGAAGATGGATAAGGCGATGGTCAAAACCGCCGTGCACAAGCATGAAGGTGCCATGCATCCCGGCAAACCCATGACCAAATTGGCCAGGGGCGGCATGAAACCGGCGATGTCAGCCATGGCTAGAAAGCAGATTTTGGCTAAGCCGACCATGGAAAAGAAAGAAATGGTCAGCCGTCAAAGCGCTAAAGCTCCTGCTGGTGGTCTTGAAATGTTGCGTGATTCTTCTGCTTTGGGGATCAAAAACAACAAGAACCCCGGCATCAAGCGCCGCGCTATGCCTGTGGCACCGCGCGAGCCAATGATCTCGGCTTACAATCACGGCGGGAAGAAAAAATGAGTTGTTCTTTCGGCGCTATTCATCTATAATTCACTGAAACTATTCGGGCGTGCTGAACCAGCAGCCATCTCTGACCGGAATACGGAGAAAGTGTGGCATACTCTGGTAATATTAGCGGCACGACGTTCAATGCGCTGAAAGTGGTAGATCACGCTTTCAGGCGCTGTCGTTTGCCAGCTCAAGCTATCACCGCAGAAATGCAGAGTTATGCTCTAGATTCCTTGTATGTGATGCTGTCGGAGCTTGCAAATATCAAGACGCCGAGCTGGTGCATCGAGAAATTGATTCTTCCGATGTACGAAAATCAACCCACCGTCACACTCCCTTCCGGCACGGTGGAGGTTTTGAATTTGAATTATCGCGTGTTGCAACTCCTCGATGGCGTTGTGACCACAACGTCTACCACCTACACAGTCAGTTTCACAACACAAACCACGGTCAACACCATAGGCATAAAGTGGTCAGCGGCGTCCGTTGCTGTGACGTTCCAGGTTAGCGCGAATGGCTCCGTTTGGGTTACTGTAGGAAGTTCATCGGACGCTGTTAGTTCTGGTGAAATAACATGGACAGACATAAGTGGCGCTTTGCCTTACGCTTATTTCCGAATTACGTCTGCGAGCACCATCAATTATTCAGAGATAACTTTAGGTAATTTGCCTCAAGAAATACCTCTGGGTCAGCTGAATCGGGACAGCTACGTAAATCAGTCCAACAAGGTGTTCCCAGGACGCCCAAGCAGCTATTATTTCCAACGCGATTTGCCGGAGCCGGTTGTTTATCTGTGGCCAGCGCCATTCTCGGATGCTGAGGCAGCGCAACTTGTGCTCTGGCGGCATCGCAACATCATGGACACTGAAAATCTTCAGCAGGAAATCGAAATCCCGAATCGTTGGTTGGAAGCGATCATCAACGGTTTGGCCGCGCGTGTGGCGGCAGAAACGCCTGCCGTGGCTGCAGAATTGATGCCGATGCTAGAACAAAAAGCTGGTATGAGTCAACAGCGCGCTTGGGATGGCGACAATGATGGATCGCCAATCCAGATCAACCCTGGCATCGGGTGCTACACAAAATGAGTGGTGGCAAATTCCTCGACCCAGCAGGGCAACCAACTTTCGGCATCGGCATATGCGGTCGGTGCTCGCGCAAGATGTTGTTGTCAGAGCTGGCCTCAGATCCAAACTTTCCGGGTCTCATGGTTTGCGAAGCTGATCGCGACGAATATGATCCGTACCGTCTTGCGCCGCGTGCGCCCGACAGAATCATTTTGCCGTTTAATCGCCCCGACACACCAATCAACACTCATCCTGCAGGCGTGATACAAGAACAAGGCGATGAGTTCTTCATCACTGAAGATGGTGAAGGATATTTGGAGTTCTAAATGGTAGATGTGCCCAGCAATTTGATACCGACAAGGATCACACAGCTGCCGGTCGCTCCGGTGGCAGACGAAGATTCTTTGATGATGATTGTTTATCAAGGCAATAATTATCAAATTCGCGTCGGAGATCTTTTGAGCGTTGCTGGTGTTCCCACCTCGCGTCAAGTTATTGCCGGGACAGGGTTGCAAGGCGGCGGACAACTTAGTTCCAACGTGACGCTGAGTATCGCTTCGGGCGGCGTGGGCTCTGTGCAGTTGGCTAACTCAGGCGTAACGCCTGGAATTTACGGCACGGCTACGGACATCCCGGTGTTTACGGTTGACATCACGGGACGCGTTACCGCAGCCACGAGCATTCCTGCAACGATCACAGGTTATGTTCCAGACAACCGACAAGTTATTGCCGGCACGGGTTTGAATGGTGGTGGCGCACTCAGCGCCAACGTCACCTTGAACGCAAATCTTTCGAATTCTGCGCCGCAAGCCGGGTTTCAAGCGGGTGTTGCGGGTGTTTCTACAGACATCGCGCGCATTGATCACCAGCACCCGGCTGTTGATCTCTCTGATGACGATCAAGTCGACAACATTTTAGGTCTCAGCAACGGCGGCACAGCCAAATCAATCGTTCCGGACGAAGGTGCGATGATTTGGTGTGGCGCTGACGGATTATACGTCGGTCCGGTCGGTGCTGCCGGCCAAATGTTGCAGTCCAACGGCGTTGGTGAGTATCTCTGGGTAAATCAAAGCACGCTGAACGTAGGCCAAGCCGACAATCTGAATGGTGGCGCAACCAACCGCATCCCATACCAACTCTCCACCAACACAACTGATTTTGTGACTGCGCCGGTTGCAGCCGACACCTTTTTGTCCTGGGATGGGGCCGCATTCGCTTGGGCGTCGCTGAGTGGTGCAGGAACCGTGACGTCTGTAAATGCTTCCGGCGGCACAACCGGGATGACGTTCAGCGGTGGGCCGGTGACGAGCTCGGGCACGCTCACCTTGGCTGGCACCCTTGCTGCGGTCAACGGCGGCACAGCACAAACGACCTACAGCACGGGTGACATTCTTTATTCAAGCGGCTCAAACACGCTGTCTAAGCT